TTTTTCAACAGTTCCAACTTGATGGTGTGTAATTGTTGCCACCATATCCGGCGTATAAGGGATAATTCCCCTATACATAAGCCGGCCGTCCTGTCTTAAACTCATTAAATAGAGTTTAAGTAAGATATCACTATAGATATATCCATCTTTCATTCCTTGCAGGAGAAGCATATCTTCTGAATCAAAGAAGCCTTCTTTCAGTTTCAGGTAATAATAAGTTTTCTTATCTGCCATCTTTCCCTCCTGTTAGTAGATTACTTTTGAACCATCATCTGTTTTAATTACTGTCACAGCTTGGCCAAATCTCGCTTTCATGGCATCGTCATGAGTGATTGCCATAATCTTCACATCGGAATACCGATCACGGATCGTCTCAAGGGCATCTACATAAGCCTGTGCGCCCTCATCATCAAGGAATGGTGGTTCATCAATAAAGAGCATTCCAAGCTGTATTCCTGCCGCTGTAGCCTTGATCTCGGACAGTGCAAGAATAACCGCAAGAGAAGCTTTAACCTTCTCACCTCCGCTCTTGGAAGCATATAGAAGAGTTGTCTTGCCATATTCGTTGATCAGAACATCCAGCGTTGCCTTGTCTCCGTCCTTTCCTTTGACGGTGCGCTCCATCACAAATTCCACCCCCATCGTTCCACCAGTCATCTGGCCGAGAATATTGTTTGTAGTATCTGTGATATGAGGAATGATGTTCCTGATGATCTGGTGCGGAACTCCGTCCTGTGAAAACGCCTGCTTTAATGCTTCGTAACAGTCCGCTCTGCCGGCGGCTACAGCAATTCCATTATTCAGCGTGGAGATTTCTCCTCGCATGGTATCGATATTTTCCAGACGTTCAAGAAGTACTCCCTTCTGGATCTGCAGTTCTCCAAGAGATTCCTTGTTGCTACGAATCTGCCTGTCTGTTTCTTCTACCATATCCGCTGAAAATGTTTCCTTCATTTTTTCTATCATGGTATCCATGCCAGTCAGCTGAGAAGAGAGGATGAATTTTCTGTCAGTAAGTTTTTCCATCTCTTTTTCCGTGTTCTCAATCCTTTCAAGAACATGCTGCTTTCTTTCTTCGTAAACAGGAAGTTCTTTTTCCTGTTCTACATAAGTCTGCAGATGAGTCATCTGCTGTTTGATCTGTTCCTGTCTTTCAACTGATTCCGATAGTTCATTAACTGTTTCCGTTATCTCAGAGACCTTTAATTTGACCTGTAGCAGATTCTCCTCGCACTGCCCTATATTTTTATCGTTCGATTCCTTTTCGGCTTCTAAACGGGCAATTTCGAGTTTGTTTTGCTCCGCATCTTTCTTTATGCGTTCATATTTTGCAAGTCCATTCACCTGTATGAGCAACAACTTCAGCTGATCTGGATTGTATCCGATCTCCCAAATTTTCTTTTGTTTCTCCGCTACCTTCTTGTTCATTTCAGATGTCAGCGTTTCGATTTCTTTTTCAAACTTCTGTAAGCAGCCCCGTTCAACAGGAAGGTTTTTGACATCATCAACTGCTTTTGCAAGAAATCGGCAACTTGCATTTTCAATATCCGGACATCCGGAATTTTTCATAAATTCTTCCTGCTGTTTTATTTCCCTGAGCCTTGTCTGGTGATAATCACGTTTATTTGCTGCATCTGATATCTGCTGCGAATATGATGATCTGATTTGCTGCAGTTCGTGATCTGCAACAGATGCACGGTATCTCTTTTCCTGCTGGCTATCAAGTTCCTCTTTTTTGCGATTCAATTCTTCAAGTCTGTATTCCAGATCAGTCGGAACGCTGGAACTCAGCAGAGAAATCCGAGAATCTATCTGCTCATTTCTGAGCTTGCTCTTTGTAATAATCCTCTGGTAGCGATCACTATCTTCGTTATAGCTATCCAGTGTTCTTTTTGCATTTTTATATTTAATAACGTCCTTCTCTGCTTCAGAAAGCTGTAAAGATAATTCAGAATGCTGTTTTGCTTTTTCCCGTATCGCATCAGCTAGTTCCAATAGATTATTGCACGCTGTCAGTGTCTGCTTTGAATGGTCCAGATTGTTTGCCATTGCACGGTATTCTTCTGAGCATTCTTTCAAATCATTCCTGGTTTTTTCACTTTCCTTCTCGGCCTCAGATATTTTTTCCTGGCACTCGATCAGATTTCTTCTGGATGCATCCAGATTTTCAAGTTCTTCCTGCTTTTTAAGAATGTCTTTTTCTACCGCTTCCAGTTCTTCCTCTGGTTTTCCTTGCGCCTTAATGAAGTCAGTCTTGATCCGGACAGCTTCTTTTTTAGAAGCCAGTTCTTTTCTGGAATCAGCAAGCTTCTTTCTGGCATCCAGTTCCATCACTCCATATATCCCAAGCCCAAGCAGATTTCCAAGGATTGCGATACGTTCATCTTTCTTCGCCTGCAAGAATAATCCATACTGATCCTGCATGATCAATGCGCAGCTGCGGAATGTCATGCTGTCCATACCAAGAAGCTTCTCTATCTCTACCTGTGTATCAACGATTCGCTCTTTTGACAGGTTTCGCCATTCATTTTCTTCGTACTGAGACAGGTTTAATGTCGGCTTTCCGGATTTTGTTCTGGTCCTGACTACTCTGAATCTCTTATTCCCAATTTCAAAGATAAATTCAATTGAGCCACTTCTTGCATCCTCTGTACCTCGGATCCACGCCTTGCAGTCTCCCTCACGGGTTTCTTCAAACAGGCAATCCACAATAGCATCCATGAAAAGGCTGCTCTTTCCTGCACCGTTTACCCCATTGATCGTGCAGAATGAAATGTCCGAAAAATCAAAGCTTTCTTCCTTGTAGTTTCTGTAATTTCTGACAGAAATAGATACCGGCTTAAACACGCCATGAATCTCTGCGGTGGTACTCTGTTTTATGGCTTCTGCTATGATCGGCTCAGCAAGTTCCACGATTTTATCAGGGTTTTTGAATGCTTTCTCATTCAACCATTTTTTCAGATTCAACCTTGGGTCACTTTCCTCTGAGAGAAGTCCACGGTTCGTGATATCAATGGTACTTTCTGCCTCAATGTCTGCCACATAGAACGCACCAACCTCGTACAGGTTCTTTTGCAGTAGTGGAATGTTGAGCGCCTTTTTCTGCTCAGATGTGCAGGAATACCGTACCCGGACAATCTTATCTGCCACCCCTTCTGGAATGCCTGTTCTGTGGAGATACATGATCCCTTCGCGAATATAATTGCCTACTTCATCAGAATCCCATGTGATAGTGCAGAACTGTCTATATGGAGTAGTGTATCTATGTCCTTTTATCAGAGTTCCTTTCTCATTAAATTCATGAATCCAGAATCCACGATCCTGTCCTTCATCATTAAAATTCATTGCATTGATCGCTCCGGAATAGAATACATTGTCAAATCCTTCAATGATCTGCGGGCGATGGATATGTCCAAGGAGCACCGCCTCATATCTTGCTGTCATTAAGACTTCTCTTGGAATAACCGGCTCAAAGTTTGTGAAGAAGGACGTCTGTCCAGATTCCATGTTGCAACCAGGAACCGTATAATGTGCCATGAGAATAGGTGTTTTTTCGCACCCTGCTCTCAATGCCAGAACCATGTCGGATATGTACTTGGTCCATGTGATATTTTCATCATCTGCAGATAACCCCGGAAATTTTGATCTGAATTCCTGCTTATCAAATCCAGGTATGCAGGCAATGTCTGCCAGTGGAGTTTTTATCACTACAGGTTCTGTTACAACGCTTACATTTTTGACATTCAGAAGCATTCTATTAAGCACTCTGAACTGTCCGCCTCCGTCATGGTTCGGCGTTCCTCTCATAACAATCACATATTTTGCAAAGTGCGCCAAAGATGTGATAATATTTGTAGCATTGATCATCTCATCCGAATATCTTACTGGTCCGATCTGCTCCTGATGGAAGATATCGCCTGATACACAAACGATATCCGGTTTCTCTTCTGTAGCTACCTGTACCATATATTCAAGGCATTTCACCGTATCCTGCGAACGGAGATTCACTCCGTCCACTACAGGACCTTTGAACTGGCCAATATGCCAGTCAGCTGTATGTAAAACCTTCATGCTTTTACCTCCGTCACTTTTATTACAGGAAACATATTTACGAGCCCCTTTTTCAAACGATCGAAGTTTTCTTCACTAATCCCGCAGAAATCAACACCGCTATTTCCCATCTTTTCTCCGATAAACAGGATATTTCCAAGAATAGGGCATCCATGCTTGTCATATTCGTAAAGATAGCTTCCAATCA